ATAAATATACTTTAGGAATTATTGTAAGTGCATCTTTTGGAATTAAAGGTGCGTCTAAAATGTTTGGTAAAAAATAAAAAGGAATAATACATGAGTGATATTGATTGGCCTTCTGACCCAAAATTTGTGCAGCTTGAAACTAAAAAATTATGTACTTGTGGTGCTAACTCTTTTGAAGCCCAACAGGATGCGTTGCCTCAGATGATGGTAAACAAAGCATACCAGTTACTAAAGTCGGGTGATGAGTTGACTGCAAGTGAATTAAAAGTTTGTCTAGATATTACTAGAGCCTATGGCGTAGAAATAAAAGATGAACCTAAGAACGTATTAACAGAGAGTCTACCATTCGATGAAGAGTGAACCTCAAGTTGCTCAAGTAAAAAACTTTAAGAATTTTCTATATCTTGCTTGGCAACACCTAACACTTCCCCCACCAACTCCGATACAGTACGATATCGCAGATTTTCTACAGGGTAATGACAAACGTATACTTATCGAAGCCTTTCGTGGCGTAGGTAAATCCTGGATTACTTCAGCTTTTGTTTGTCATCAACTATTGTTGAACCCTCAACGAAACATATTGGTCGTATCGGCCTCTAAATCTCGTAGTGATGACTTCAGTACCTTTACCCAAAGATTAATCGCAGAGATGCCCATACTGGAGCATCTAAAGGCTACACCAGACCAAAGACACTCTAAGGTATCTTTTGACGTAGCCCCTGCCAGAGCGTCACACGCTCCGTCTGTTAAGTCGTTAGGTATCACCTCGCAGCTAACAGGTAGCCGTGCAGACCTTATCATTGCAGATGACGTTGAGTCAGCCAATAACTCCCAAACGCAACTAATGCGTGACAGGTTGAGTGAGACTGTAAAAGAATTTGACGCTATCATTAAGCCAGAAGTAGGACGTATTGTATTCCTAGGAACACCACAGTCAGAGATGTCACTTTATAATGACCTTGAGGAACGTGGGTTTAGAACTAGAATCTGGACAGCTAGGTATCCACAAGAAATCCAACGCATCAGCTACGGACACAAGTTCGCACCAGTTCTTGGTGAGGCGTTAAAGAAAGACAAAACATTAGAAGGTAAGCCAACAGACCCACAAAGGTTTGATGATATCGATTTATTAGAAAGGGAAGCAAGTTATGGCAGAACAGGATTTAATCTTCAGTTTATGCTTGATACTTCTCTTTCTGACCTCAACCGCTATCCATTAAAGCTTAATGACCTTATCGTTGTATCGGGCAGCTCAACATGGAATGAAGCACCAACAAAGATACAATGGGCTTCTGGGGCTGACCAGATAAAAGAAATAGATTCAGAGATACCTAACGTAGGTCTGAAGGGTGACTACTGGGTTGCTCCATTATATATGGCAGAGCAATTCGAGGAGTTTGAAGGTTCAGTAATGTCAATTGACCCCGCAGGTAGGGGTGAAGACAAGACAGCATATGCAGTCGTTAAGATGCTGAACGGTATATTATATGTAACAAGTGTAGGAGCATTAGATGGTGGATACAGTGAAGCAACGCTTACAAAGCTTGCTAACGTGGCTAAAGAACAAGATGTTAATTATGTGGTCATTGAGTCAAACTTTGGTGATGGTATGGCTACCCAATTGCTTAAACCAATTATGGCAAAGATACATCCGTGTAGCATTGAGGAAGTTAGGCATAATAAGCAAAAAGAACTAAGGATAATAGATACCTTAGAACCCGTAATGAATCAGCATAAGTTGGTTGTCAATTTAGAAATGATTCATCAAGACTTTAAGTTAGACCCAGACCACCAGTTATTTAGACAGATGACCCGTCTTACAAAAGACAGAGGCTCACTGCGTCACGATGACTTATTGGATGCTTTGGCTATAGCAGTAAACTATTGGGTTGAAAGAATGGACAGAGATATGATACTGTCAGCTTTAGAAAGTCAGAATGCAGCTCTAGACCAAGAACTAGAGTCATTTATGGAGAGTACAGTGGGCAGAAAGCCACAGAACAATTCTTGGATATGAAAGGCACACAACAATGAGTAAAGTAATATTTCTAATATTCGTAATGCTACCCAATGGACAACTAGATACTAAGACCGAAGTCTTGGCTACTTGTCCTAACCCTGCGATGATTCAAGTTATCATGCAAGATAAAGTCCAAAAGGGGCTTATCCTGGAGTGGGGAGCAACTTGTAACGAAGTTAAATTTACTAGAAAAACCAACATATAATCTAATACCTTCCCTACTAGATAGGGGGGCTTTAGTTACCCCTATAGTATACTCTAGTTTCTAGGGTATTTACTAAAGTGTTAATTGTTAATGTTAATTATAATGGAGATAAGATATGGCTAAAAGAGGACTATACGCTAACATGAATGCCCGTAAGAAGGCAGGTACTTCTAGAAGTAAATCTAAGAGTACAGTGAGTGCTAAAGCGTACTCTAATATGAAAAAAGGTTTTCCTAAGAAGAAAAGGTAAGTACATGACTAACACATTTACTCTTGATGAGTACCAAGAGAAGGCTAGTAAGACAGCCATCTACAAAGACAAACTAACTTACCCTGCCCTAGGGTTATCTGGGGAAGCAGGTGAGGTAGCAAACAAAGTTAAGAAGTATATGCGTGATGGTCACCTAGATACTATGGATTTAGCCAAGGAACTTGGTGATGTACTCTGGTATGTCGCAATGGTGGCTAATGATATTGATTTTGATTTATCACAAATAGCTGAACTCAACATACAAAAGCTAAATAGCCGTATGGAGCGAGGCACAATCCAAGGTTCTGGAGATAACAGGTGAAACAAAGTAAGGGCAAAGCTAGGAATCCTGTAGCTAAAGCCCTTATTTCCCCTAAGTATCGGCAGCAAAGGGTGTCTAATAAGACTAAATATACCCGTAAGAATGCCCCAAAATATAAATAATGAAAAAATCTGAGAAGGTATCATAGACTAAGTGGCCGAATTTTCCCCCGCAAGCCCCAAAAATCCCGCAAATCCGCACAAATTAAGGCCTTTTTATATAGGCATACGGCAAAAAACCTAGCAATATCAAGGCATTATATATTGATGCACACGGATAAACTATCCATAGGCAACACTATTTGAAATATCTGGCCTTGTTTCTCTTTGGCGGGGTCTATTTTTTTTTATCTCTTTTTATTAGTTTCTTGCCATACTCTATTAAATAGGTATAATCCGTAAATGTATCTAATGCTTTATTGGATACATGACACACAACAACAACAAAAGGATAGTACAATGACACACAACAAAAAACCAAAAGGCTATATCATTTATGAAGGCAAAAGCTTAATTGACGATATGCCAATTGTTGAAATTGCCATTTTATCAAGTAAGAATATTAAAACGGGCAACATGATTCAAACTTACATTTTAAGGCAAGACATAAACCCGCTAGAGGCTAACAAAAGCGGGGCGGATGTTTCTATTTGTGGTGATTGTCCACATAAAGGCACACCACACAAAGACCCAACAAAGAAGACCGCAAAAAATAGGTCTTGTTATGTTAACTTAGGGCAAGGCGTTTTAATTGTTTATAAGCAATACAAAAAAGGGGCTTATCCTAAAATCAGCGGGCATGATGCAATAGCGGAAATAGGGCCGGGCAAGCTTGTTCGTATTGGTACATATGGCGACGGTTCAGCCGTTCCCGCTTATGTTAATGAATCACTAGTAAGCAAAAGCAAAGCCCATACCGCCTATAGTCACCAAGGCCAAAACGCTAACACTAGTTTCAACCCTTCTTTATATATGGTTTCAGCGGATAGCAAAGCGGATGCAATCAAGGCATGGTCTAAAGGTTACCGCACGTTTAGGGTTACCAATAATTTAGATTTAGACGCTAATGAAATTTTATGCCCTGCAAGTAAAGAGGCAGGATATAAAACCACTTGCCAAGCTTGCAAGCTTTGCGGGGGTGCTAGTGTTAAAGCTAAATCAATAGCCATTGTTGCACATGGTGCGGGTTCAACAAACTTTGCGGGGTCTTAATTATGAAAAGATATACTTATAATTTAGGAATGAATAAGGGCAATTCTAGAATTTGGATAGAAGGCAACACGTTATTAAAAGAAGGGTTTAAATGCGGTGATAGGTTCGACAAGTTAAACTTA